TGACCAATGTAGCCAATCTCACCTGTTGTGGTACGACCAACTTCGATGTAGCCGTTACCTACTGAATAATAATCTGTGATAACTTTCTCAAGAACATTGGTAAAGCTTTCATCAAGGTTAAGGCTTTCAATCCAATCACGAAGCTGAATCTTAAGTCGTTCAATACGCTTACGTGCTCTCTTTACGGCTTCCTTGTCTTCTGTGTCCTCAAGCTTAAGCATTGTCTTGTCTGAAACCATAAAGTCATATCCAAGACCAACTGTGTTCTCAACCTTTGCATCAACAGCAGCGTGGTTTGCAAAGGATGTGTCATAGTAATTTGCAAGCTCATAAAGATCGTATGGTGGAGTAATAACATCAAAGAGTCCGTATGCGTTGCGGTATACAACACCAGGATTGATTTTCTTTGACTTTGCATCATTAGTACCACTTTGTACTGCATTTGCAGAATCCATATAGTTATCTGTGTACTGAACCTTTTCAATACGAGATGTGCGACGCTTAAAGTTTGTGTCAAGTCCAGCCAGGTCCTTTAGTTGATCCCATGACTTTTTAAATGGGTCAGCATTTTTGAATGGACTTTCGTTAATGATTTCATCATCAAGCTTGATTGGAATTGGAACTCTCATTAGTTCATCATTAGGCATTGTATGCGTCAACTCCATATAGATCGATTGTTTGCTTTGCAGCAATTAGAGCACCAAGGTCATTGTCTGAAGGAATAAATCCTTGTGACATCTTGTCTACCTGCTCTGAGTGTGTCTCGTCGCTAACCATTCTTTGGTTTGGAAAGAATACCGCTTTGCCTTCTGGCTGACCGTAGTGTGCTGCAGCCTTTGTAAGTTCATCAATCTTTGACTGATCTCCACGCATTGACTCAATACATAGTGGATCATTGTTTCCACCAGTGAACGCTTTTCCATCTGGCTTTACCCAAATATAAAGACCTGCATTTGAGAATGGCTCTTCGACAACACGAACACTTGTTTTTCCGATTTGTCCCTTCATAACAGGACCGATGTTCAGATTACTCATAGACACCAGTATACCATACTATACAGCAGCTACCGAATTTGTCTTCCACACAATGTTTGGATATACGTCATATTCGTACATTCCGAAACCTAAAACTGACTCTGCATTGTCAATTATTAACCTGTTGCTACCAAAATATGTTCTATATGCTTTTGTGCCATCTGTACCTGGAATTTCTGTGGACGACAAAACTCTTACATTATCCCAAGAACCAGTAGAGTATGCTGACCAGTCTGATCCATCTACATCTGACCACTTTCTAAATAGAATTCTCGCACCCTCTTCAATCTTATTAACCTTGAACGAGTTGATGTTATTAAAAATGAATGGGCCAACAAAGCTAATATATCCATCTGATGTATAGCTAAAGTTAAGTGGTGATTTAAATTTAACACCAATGATATTCCATTCTTTATATCTAATGATTGGCTGTTCGTCGATTAGGGAATCTGAGTCCTGAGAGTCTGAATACTCTTTTCCGTTGATGTAAATTTTTACACCATTAAATAGTTCTTCTACTCCATCGACTACCTTGTTGACATAGATTACGGCCTCTTCTCCACCATCAAGTCTATCTACGTAGACATAATAAATATTTGATGTGTCTTCCATTTCAAATATTTTTGTTGGCTCTAGTGGGAACAGGTCTTCTGTCTTAATTGCAAACTGGATCAGACTCAGCTTATAGTAATCTGAAGCTTCTGGATTAATTTTAATCAATACCCCTCGCTCACCAGATAGTGTGTCCCCAAGCAATCTAACACCAGAGTAGTGATCCATATAAAGATAGGGCGTACTTCCTGTATAAACTGAAACAGGATTTGCTACCTTATAATCTTTTGCTTCGTCTATTTCTGTATATGGGTAAGCTTTCTTTCCAAACTTAGATCCAATAGCAGTTTCTATGTCTATGTTAAGGGCTTGTGAACTTAATCTAACGGACCTTATGCCAATTGGATTTCTTAGAATACCTGGAACTTTTCCCTCTATCAAAATAAGAATCTGTAATTCTTCAAACGGAACATCAGTAGTAGTTTCTGAATCAACATATTGTGGCATGTAGATAACTGACTCATTTACAAGCTCGTATCTTTCTGTTGCCCAATCATTATATGGATAAATGTATTTCCCATATCCCAAAGGTACATCTGTTAAGGCAGTATTTTCTGATCCTATATTGGATAGCAGGGCATAAGATTTTACAATTGAGTCTGATGTGTCAACCTGCGATTGCTCAAATGTACTTTCTACCGTGTACCTAAATGGTTCTGGATAGTCGATGTTAAATTGCAAAAAGTCAAGGTCGAATGTCTGATTGTCTTCTGCATCTACCACGTTTTTACCAAAGTAAGACAGTGGCATGTAATCTCTCCACATAAAAGAAACCGCTATGTCTAATCCAAAAATACCAAAAGTATTTGTTGAGAACAAAGTATATGCAGCATAGTGGTTCATAAACAATGTTGAATCGTCAAATGCTGGTATTCCAAAAGTATATGATTCGGATAGCTCTGTGTGCGTGAGGGCATTGTCAAATCCAAAACGATACACCTTCCCAGAGAATGTATTTTCAAAGTTTGATGTACCGCCGATATAGAGCGAAAGACTATTAAGGTTGCTAAAGAATGGAACTAGGAATGATACGTCTAACTCCGTTTGTAGAAGAAGATCTTGGATGTTCAAACCTGCAACAAACTTTGTGTCTAACGTTAAGTTTTCCACACCACCAATATTGACTGTAGAAGAATCAGACTTTGTAAAGACATAAGAAAGAGAATATACTCCGCCAGACTCAGATATCTTTGCTGAGAACTTCTGCCCTGCTGATCCAGCTATTTCAAATAGAACTTCTCCGTTTACAGCAGAACTTCCGATTTCAAACACGCCATAAATGGATGCAATTGGCTGATCAAGAATGTTCAGGTTTTTAAAGAACAAGTATCCAGAATAGTCTTCGCTCAATGGATTAATCTTAAAGTATAGATTGTTTGTCTCAAGCTTGTCGTATTCTCCAGAACTATTTTGTTTTAAATACCAGGTGTCTACTGACTGATTATTTGAGAATACTGCCTCTGGCAAAGAATATTCTGGTGTAGAAAGATTGTTGTTCTTGAATGAGCAGTTATTAAATACACCCTGCTCCCATTTGCCAATATCTGGATAAATATAGTTTTTTGCATATTCTGCAAATTGAAAATCTGCAATAAATGGAACATCTGAATTCAGGGACATTCCGAACTCTGGAGACTTTACTGCCTGACCATATGCGAATCTTTTCTTTGCGACAAGCAATGGTATTTGGAAAGGATACACAGCACAGCAATCGATATTAATTGGCATCACATCGTCATATGCGTAAAAACCAACCCAATCCTGATTATTTCCTTCATCATCATATTGCGATGCAAGAACAACAGTTTCTGGATCGTAGTACTCGGAGAGAATCTGTTCGCCATTAAGCATTAGGCTTACTGATGATTGTGCTACTGTTATCTGAATAAGCATTGGTCTACCCCACGATCCAACTGGATGCGAGTAAATCTTTCCATTGAATCTGAGCGATAAGAATGAGCCATAAACGTATAATCCATCATCTGAACCTATTGGACCAAATATCTTTTTTGGCTGAGATGCCTCTGAACTAATTCTTAGCCACATCTCATATGTGATTGGCCTTGTCTTACCTAGTTCATTCATAAATCCAAAAGCTGGAAGAATCAGTGATGGGGAATCTGCGTTAGAAAGATTTGGGTAAATTGTTGTGATATTAGTAGCACCATAAACCATTGGAACTCCATCATTATTTGAGTATGAAGATCCAAAAGAATCGGTAATGTAGTATCCAGGATATGCACCAACACCATAAGATGTTGCAGGAATTCCTTTTGTATCTGAAATGGCTATACCAGATATTGTTGATGCCGAAACAGAAAGATCGTCGTCAAGCGACCACAGGGCTGAGGGTTGCTCTGCAAAGATTTTATCTGCATATAAGTTTGATGCTATAGTCATTGTTCACCTATTTTATTTTATCATATAAGCTTCATGATATAATTTAAATATGAACATTTGGATTCTATACAGCGTACTTGAAGAGAACGCAGATTACTCTTCTCTAGTCGAATCCCTTGGCGATTACGCAGGGAGAACAATTTTTGCACATTTTCAGGATGAATATACAGAATATCCTGGCATAAACAACATTGTGGTTGACTCATTCAATAATTCAAAGGCTTGGAACCAGGGTATTCAATATGCCAAATCTAATGGTGCAACTCACATACTTGTTGCAAAGAATATAGAAAATCTAAATCTTTCAACAATCATACCTGTAATTGAGGCAAATGAGTTTGTTCCAGTTATCAATTTTAGCGATGGTGGATTATTCTCAATAACTGCTGATTATGAATTTACTGCTAATGAAGAGTATTCTTTCTGGTTTGCAGATTCCGAACTTTTTGAAATGGCTCAGGAAGATGGGGCGATTCTTGTTTATCGTGCAGAAGATCTTTCATTCAATGAGATCTTGTGCGTAACGAGAAAAGAAGATTACGACTTAGCTGTTCAATCTGATATTGAAAAAGCTAACCAATAAGGTCTCCGACAAGTAGCCAGGTATTTGTGTCTCTCTTGATAAGAGTAGCCATTGACCATTGTGCTCTGAGGTTGAGCCCTGGAGTTCCATTTACTGTTACCCCTGTATCTCCAGCAATAGTAATTTGTCCTGATCCTGTTTGAAGAATATGTATTTCAGTTTTTGTTGGGAATGCTACCGAAGCATTTGTTGGAACTGTGATTGTTGTTGGAGACGAACTGCTTACCTCAATCATGTCATTTGCATCTGTAATGACGAGAGTATAGCTTGTTGTTTTTTGCTGAATGTCTGCAATTGAATACTTAGCATATCCATCAAGTGTTCCAGTAAGTGTTGTCAAATACCCTGCTGAAGCATGGTTTCCCCAACCATAGGCACTATTCCAATGGGCTATATCTGTAGAACTAATGCCGTGTGCTGCTGAAGCGGTAAAGACTGGATCGGTTTCTGCTGTGAGAAGACCTGCCTCTGCAGCAGTTTGATTAATCCATGTAGATGTTGCAGAGTTCCACGCAAGAATCTCATTGTCTGCTGGTGAATCAATGGTTACATCAATTAGGTCATGAACGTGTGCTCCAGGAATTGCACGTACAAGAATTCTTCCGCTACTACCACTACCAACTCTTGCAACTGCTGCTATTGGGAATGTCCAGTTTGGTGCTGTTGGCTGAGTAGCAGTCAATTCTCCAGGGGAAGATGGATTAGAGTATAGCAAGTCACCAAGCGAATAAGAGCTTGTATTTAATCCATTGACAAATCCAAACTGTGTAACAAATCCAAATCCATCTGCAGATATTTCTTGTGTTGCTATACCAACAAGCTTATATGGTTCATTGGCTGATGTCGAAACAGCTGGAGAAACCTTAACTGTGTCACCAGTTGCACCTGCAAACATAACGACTGCCCCATTTGGAATTGCTACAGAATTGCTATTGTTTTTAACACGAACCAGGTGTTCCTGACCAACTTGAAGTGTTACAGCAGTATTTAACTGTATTGCTGGCGTATCAAAATCAGTATCCCAAGAAATTACTCCTGCACCTGTTGGAACTCCTGTTGGAGTAGTATCAAGAGTTAGTGCATTAAGCCCTGTAATATCATAACCATTTGTATCAAGGTCTCCACCAAGTTGTGGTGTAGTATCACTAACGATGTCTGATAGCCCAGCTGCACCGTCTGCCCCCTTGCTTCCAGAAAGCTCAATTAGTGTGAGTACTGGGCCATCAGTTTCACCAAAATTCATTGTTCCAGTAGATACAACTGATACAGTCTTTAATGCATAAACATATGTTCCAGCAGCAGGTGTATCAATAACTGTAAGTGCATATGGAACATTTTCCGATCCAGAAGACATTTCTACGTGAACAACTTTTCCAATTGCAGTTGAATCACGGTATAGTTGAAGCTTTACCCATCCTCCAGCAGTAGAGTTTTCTGCATCTCCAGTTACTAAAACTTGAACTGGATATCCATTAGTTGTAAATGATTTACTGATAATTGTTGTACCAGATGCAGAAATACCAGATTGTTTCGTAGATTGTTGCTGTGCATAGTTCATTGCACCAGATGTTGCAATAAGATTGGTTCCAACGCTTGAGGCAGTTCCTGTTAGATCTATGTATGCACCACGAGCAGTTCCTCCCTGCTCAAATATACGTAGTTTATTTTCATAAACATCAATAGCGACATTACCAGCAAGTGTAGTTCCAGATGCTGGCTTATCAAGATTTAACTGACCGCCTTCACTTCCACCTGCTGCGGATATATTTATTTCACCATTAACGTCAAGACCGTGCTTAACCTTAAAGTTTTTATTAGTAGTCGCCAAGTATCATCACCTTAGTAAATTATACCAGATTAATAATACTTGACGACTAACTAATTAGGCCTCAATGAGAGTTGCTGCGATCTTGGTTACAACAGTACCAGTTACAGGAGTTACTGTAAGTGTTGCAGTTCCTGCTGAAAGTGTAACATCTGTTTCTCCAAGTGCAACATTGCTAATGATTTCTGCGTATTCTGTGACGTATACGTTTGATCCAGCAACTGTGGCTAGAAGCTCAAGTACGTGGATATCGCTACCCTGCTTCATCTGGATTGTGAACTTTGCAGTTGAATAAACCGCACTGTCCCAAGCGTAAACACTAGGAGCACCACTTGTTGCAGATGCGTGAGCACTAATTACTGCAGCATCTTCAAGTGTTAGGACGTTTCCAACTGTAGCAATCTGAGCTTCAGTAGCTGACGAACTGCTGTCTCCTGGAGTTCCAAGATACCAAGCATTTGCAGACTCTTTCCAGAAAAGTTTTGCATTAGTGTAATCTCCACGCTCAACCTCAATACCTGCGTCAAGAGTTGGTGTTCCTGTTACATTTGTGTTTAGAACAACAATGTTATCTTCAACCGCAAGTGTTGCTGTATTAATTGTAGTGACATCACCATTTACAGTGAGGTCTCCCTGAACAATAAGGTCTCCAGCAATCTCAACATCAGTAGCGAGATCTGCAGTTACTGTGCCACTTGCAGCACTAAATGTAATGTTTCCATCTGTGTTTGAAATTGATTCTACTGCTGATGTAAGATACCCTGCCGAAGCGTGGTTGCCCCAACCATAGGCTGTATCCCAGTTTGAGATATCTGTTGAGGTAACTCCATAGACATCTGATGCCACGAATACAGGATCGGATTCGGTTGTAAGGTAACCTGCACTAGCGTGATTTCCCCAACCGTATGCAGTATCCCAGTTTGAGATATCCGATGTTGTTACACCGTAAACATCTGAAGCTGTGAAGACTGGATCTGATTCAGTAGTTAGATAACCTGCAGAAGCATGGTTTCCCCATCCGTAGGCTGTGTCCCAGTTCGAAATGTCTGAAGTAGTTACTCCATAAACATCAGAAGCGGTGAATACTGGGTCAGACTCTGTTGTTAGATATCCTGCTGATGCATGATTACCCCAGCCATACGCTGTATCCCAATTTGAGATGTCTGTGCTTGTGATTCCATATGCGTCAGACGCTACGAACACTGGGTCTGTTTCAGATGTTAGATAGCTCTGACTTGATACCCATCCCTGAGTAGCAATTGGTGACCCATTAATTGTTGCTGCAGTTACATTTGTAAGTGCAAAGGTAAGACTGTCTGCAGATGGTCCATCTACGGTAAACGATGTAGCATTGGATACCGCAACATTTCCATCAACGCCAAGACCATTCTTAACATTAAATTTCTTATTGACTGTTGCCATTTTTTATCTCCTTATGCCTTAAGTCCCATACGAGCAAATCGTACAGTGACTGGCGTTATGGCAGGATTAGGTGTAACAGTTAAGTTAACGCTATCTCCTGACCTTGAGACATTAACGGTTCCAATATCCCCATCATTGTCTATTACACCATACTGACTTACATTGACACCAGAGGTATCCATCAGTATAGTTAATTCTGTTGCGTAATACTTAGTTGTTGAATATCTAATTGATACTAAGTATTTGACCATTCTCCACTCTGTGGCAAGAAAAGTATCAATGGTTGTTGCATTTTCAATACCGTTGATTGTCTCTTCATTGTTGCCCACAGTTCCAAGCTCAGTTGACTGTGCAGCAAGTGCATCAATTAGCTGTGCATAGTTTTCACCATTTGGAACATCTCCAGTCTCAAAGTTGGACTTGATTTGTGCGAGGGTAGGTCTAGTCATAACTCTTTAATTATATCAGATGTTAAAGAATATAATTATTAACACCAATAACAGCAATGCCAATAGGGGCAGGATTACTTGGTCCATACCCACCCTCAATTCCAATATTTGTAAATCTTACATAGAATGGCAAGATAGACTCAAGCTTTGAATCATGGATAATGTCTGTGATTTTAGCAATTCCATAATCAGTTGTTACTGGCTTAGAATCGTGATTAATATCTTGAACAGATGAAGAGTGGGATATTTGCTCAATAGAGGGGATTGCATAATCTGTTGATTTTGCTGTTGATGTACGAGACTTACTCGTATTGACTATTACAGCTTTAGCCATTAGGAGTTTGTTACATCTTCAATGATTACAACGCTACCCTGAGCAACAGTCCAGACTCTGCTTGTTGACTCCTGTGATAGCTCAATATCGAAGATGTCTCCTGTCTCAAGTAGTGCAGATTCTTCTGGTGCAAGTGTTACAGTAAACTCTCCTGGACCATCTGCATCTGTGATCTCTGGAATAAGTGTAAGAATTAGAGTTGCAGCATCTGTCATTTCTGGAGTTGTTTGTGCAACATCTGGACGCTTAATTTCCATATCGATTGTCCATAAGGAAACATCTAATGCTGCCTTTGTATCGTCTGTTACATAAACTCTAAATGATGCAGAGTCTCCACGAACTACCGTCCATGTTACAAGAGGGGGAACATTTCCAACAGCATAATTTTTTCTAGTTGCCATGATATTTAAATTATATCACAATACTAGGATAGTTTATCGAAAAGTCTTTCCCATTCAGGAATACGAGTATCCCAGCTATAGAACTTGTTATAGAAAGCTGACTGTTCTTTTAATAGCTTTTGATTTGACTTATCCCAATACGAATCAATTGCTTCATTGAGTGCATTTGTAAAGTTAGAGACTAGCTTATCTACCGTCTTTTGCATTGTTACAAACTTTGCATACTCTGATCCAGTTTCATACAATGCCCCAAAGTTTGTTGTAACAAGGCTACATCCAGCAGCACCAGCCTCAATCAATGCTAGGCACGAAGTCTCTTCAAAAATGCTTGGGTATGCAAATATGTGAGCTTCCTGAAGTGCTTTATGAATCTCTTCATTAGTTGCATATCCCATGTAATTAACATTCTTCATATTTCTTGCACGTTCAAAAAGTGGTTCGAACTCGTCTCCAACATGCTCTGCAAATCCAGAACCATAAATAATTGTTGATGAATAAATGTCTAGCTCTACATCATCTCTGTCAAGTCTTGAGAATGCTTCCAATAGAATGTCAAGGCCACGGTATGGAGTTGATGTATAGATTAACTTAATCTTTTCCTTTGGCTTTGCAATAAGTTCAATTGGGTTAATTGCGTTTTTGATAACGTGTGCGTTCTTTGTAGGAATATCAAACGAATACATGTACTTTTCGTATTGCCAATTTGAAACATATACAAATGCATCAACACTGTCTACAAATGCACGATCTGTTAACTGACCAAGCGTTGGCTCTCTGTGGTTAAGGTGTTGCCAAAGAATGTTTTGCTTAGAATATTTTATATTCTTAATGTCTGGAATAGACATAATTAAGTTAATATTATCTCTTGATGAAAGGCTAGACTTCTCAAGTAGTGCATTCTTGAGTAACTCACTACCTCCAGAAGCTGGGAAGTTATCCATTCTTCATCTTTTCGATCTGATCTTTCCAAAAAATATTAAACGACTTATTATGAACTACGTGGACTGATGGATCTGTCCAAATTTCAAATCCACTCTGAATTGCTTTAGTTGACCAAGAAAGATCTTCTCCAATAAGTAGCATTTGCATTTCTGTACTTCCCTCAGAGATTGGCATACCAATTGGACCAAACCAGGGACGAGGAATATTTTCAAACACTCCAGACTTCATTGCCACAAATCCAAAACCAATGCCAGCAACCTTAAATGGCTCTGTGCGACTAAGAATTTCGTCTTCCGACATCATTGGGCCACGATAAGCTTCGTAGATGGGTGTGTGACGATCTTGCATTAGATAGCATCCAGAAACAATGTCATAGTCTGACTTGTATAGTTTAAAGAAGTCTGCAACTGTCCATTCAATGTCTGAATCAATCCAAATGATCTTGTCATAAGTAAACTGTCCTGCAAATGGTTCTGTAATTGATGGGTCATTTACACCAGGTCCAGCGATTGTCATTTCTCGTGCCATAGATACGAGAGAGCTTGACTGGTTAAGGAAGTTCCAGGATAGACCCTCTGCACTAATAGCAGATACAGTCTGAAGCAAACTTCTAACGTACCCCTGAGTAAAATTATTTCCAGGAGTAGCAATTATAATATTAAAATGTGGCTTATCCACCTACGATCATCCTTCCATCA